GCGCCGCCCCGATTCTGGCCTGGACGGTCGGCTGGCACGCCATCGAGCTGCGCATGTATTTCAAATCCAAGGGCTGGGAAGCAACGCGCTTGCGTAAATCAATCGCACCACCGTAATGTGCGCCATGACGTTTGCTGCCATGCGCGCGATGTCATCTTTGGATTGACCAGCCGATCCTGCGCGTCGCGGGATCTCACTCAGGGCGCGTAGCCCGAACCGCACCGCTGCAGGTTGCACGGTGGAGCGCGTTGCTCACAAACCCCCAGGTCTGACGCCAGCGAGTTGTTGGGATCAGCCGCATCTCGCGGAGATTCCCTATGGCAGCGAACGTCGCCGCCCCATCTGGTTTTCAGACTCTGCGGCGCTATGACGGCGCTGTCCCGAACTATGGCAACCGCGAAGAAGTCATCGCGTACAACTATCCATCGCGCATCAACTTCGGCGATCCGGTGTTTCGTCACACGGACGGCACGATCCGGCTGTACATCGCCGGTGGCACCACCGTCCATGGGATCTTCCGCGGCTGCCGGTATCTCGATCCGGGAACGCTGAAAACCGAATACTATCCGGCTTGGCGCACGCCGACATTGGCGGCGACAACCACCGTGTTCGCCATGGTCGAACAAGACCCGTTCATGACGTTCATGGCCCAGGCGGTCGGCACGGCATTCACCCAGGCCAATATCGGGGCGAACATCGACATCACCGCGGCGTCGTCCGGCACCTCGACCTCGCTTGCGGGGATCTCGACATGCTCGCTCGCCGGCACCACCGCGAACACCGCGACCCTGCCGTTCCGAGTGCTTGGGATTATCGGCATGACCGGCACGCTGGTCACCCCGGCGATCAACGCTGCGTACATCGCGACCAACGACAATCAGTGGTTGGAAGTCATGATGAATACGCCCGATTACTCGACCCGCACCGGTCAGGCATAGGAGGCCGGCATGGCAATCAATCGGGCACAAATACGCGACCTTCTGCTGCCAGGGCTGGCGGAGATCACCGGCAAATACCCGGATCTCCCCAAGCGCTACACGCAGATCTTCAACACCGGCACATCGAACATGGCGATCGAGCGCATTGCCGAAATGCGCTACACCGGCCTCGCGCAGCTCAAAAGCGAGGGCGGCGCGACGATGTTCGACAACTCGCCCGGCGAGCGGTTTGTCTACAATATCGAACACCGCTCGGTCGGTCTGGGCTTCGCCATCACCCGTGAGGCGCTGGACGACAATCTCTACCGGGACTCGTTCAACCCGCAGTCGATGGGCCTGATGGAGTCGTTCGGGCAGACCAAGGAAATCTTCGCCGCCAACATCATCAACACCGGCACCGTCTATAATCCGCTGGTCGGCGGCGACGGCGTGGCGTTGTTCGCCTCCAACCACCCGATCGACAACGGCACCTTCGCCAACCGTCCGACCACCGACCTCGACCTCAACGAAGCCGCGCTGGAGACCGCGCTGAACCAGATCCGGGTGTATCCCGATCAGGCCGGTCTGATCTCGATGACCCGCGGTCGCAAAATGGTGGTGCCGATCGCCCTGCAATGGGCGGCGGAACGGTTGACCAAGACCGAGCTGCGTGTCGGCACCAACAACAACGATGTCAGTGCCCTGTACAGCACCGGCGCGTTGCCCGACGGGTATGTGGTCAACGAGTTTCTGACCTCCAGCTTTGCTTGGTTCATCATGACCAGCGTGAAGGGGCTGAACTACTACGAGCGCGTGCCTTTCGAGATGGACATGCAAGTCGATCCCACCACGGGAAATTTGTTGGTGATGGGGTATGAGAGATATGGCCTCGCCCACTCCAACGCGAGGGCAGTCTGGGGGACATTCCCGACGGCTTAGACGGCCACCGCATAGGAGCAAATACCCATGGCTGTATCTGGAATGACGGGGCCACTGATCGTGTTCGGTCAGAACCCCGCCCAGGCTGGCACCAATTACCAGCCCGACTACAACGGCGACTCTGGGCCTTCGGCGTTCGCCGGGGGCACCATGCTGCTCGACCCGCGCTATGGGTATCGCGCGCCGCTGCAGGCCGGCACCCTGTCCGCGGTCGGCTTCTACGCCCAGGAAGCCTATCTGCTGGTGGATCAGGTGCCGTCCACGCTATCGAACACCGCCATCGCCGCGGCCCAGGCGACGGTTGCCAGCACGCCGATGACGCTGGTCTCCGCGTCCGGCGCCGGCATCGTCATCAGCACCACCGCGCTGGTGGTGCCGCAGTCCGGTCTGACGCTCCCGGCCGGCACGGCGTTTATTCAATCCGCGCCCGCCATCATCACCTTCGGCCAGAACGCCGCGGTTGGCTGTCTTGATCCACGCTTTCAGCTGTCCCGCGCCGTGTCGATCACCTCGAACGCGGGCGCCACCGGCACCACCTTCACCGTCCGCGGCACCAGTGACTTCGGCTATCCGCTGACTGAAGTGATCACCCAGGTCGCCGGCACCACGGTCAACGGCAAAAAGGCGTTCAAGGCGATCTTCTCGGTAACCCCGGCGACGACCGACGCCGGTCACACCTATAGCGTCGGCACCACGGATATTTTCGGTTTTGCCATGGCGGCCTATAACTTCCAGCAGGTGACGATTTACTGGAACAATACCGACATCACCGCCAGCACCGGGTTCGTCGCGGCCGATGTCACCACGCCCGCGACGGGTGTCACCGGCGACGTGCGCGGCACCTATGCCGTCCAAACCGCGTCCGATGGCACCAAACGGCTGCAGATTTCGGTCACCCCGGCACCGCAGAACGTCGCCACCAACATCGGACCGGCCAGCCTGTTCGGCGTGCAGAACTTCGCCGGCTGATGGGCGCGCCAGTCTCCATCACTGTCACCGGCGTGGGTTCAACCGGCTGGAAGAACCTGGACCACTATCGGGTGCCGTTTGCTGCCGAAATCGACTGCACGGTCACCGGCTCGGTGACCTATAATCTGGAGCTGACCAACAGCGACTATCTGACGCCGGGCACGACGGTCATTGTTCAGCCGACGGCGGTGCTGGCGGCCACCGCCAGCACCCGCACATCGCTCACGTCGCCGACGCGGGCATGGCGTATCACCATCACCGCGGGTGCCGGTTCACTGGCAGTCGAAGCCATCCAGGCGGGTCTTTAGGAACAGGAGTCACACATGGCGAAGCGGGCAAAGGGCGGGATGGTCAACCTCAACAACGATCCCGATGGCACACGCGAGGGCGGCAAAATGAGCGTCGTTTCGGGTAAGAAGTCTGTCGTGGCTCTTGGCAAAAAGACCAGCAGCGATGGTTTCGCGGCCGGTGGCACGATCGCCGCGAAGAAGGAAGGCGGCGCGGTCGCCAAAAAGGAAGGCGGCGCCATCTCGGGCGCATCGTCGGCCCCGTCCCTCGCCAAGCGCGCACGCGGCGGGCGGGCACCGTTCAGCTCGGCCAATTCGATGACCCAGCGGACCGGCGCATCGAATGACGGTCACGAGGGCGAGTAAGACGATCAGCTTGTAGGAACGCACATATGGCCGGCAACTTCACGCTGTATTCCGCCGCCGGCCTGTCCATCGGCTCCGCGGCTTTCTCGCTTGGTTCGGACAACTTCAACAGCATCCTGCTGACCACTGCCTATGTCCCTTCGCCGTCGACTGACGCGCTGTACAGCGACATCAGCATCAACGAGGTGGTCACCGGCGGCGGCTACACCGTCGGCGGCCTGCCGCTGACCGGCGTTACCTGGACGCGCAGCTCGGCGACCAGTACCTTCTCCGCGCAGTCCGCGGTGTGGACCGGCGTGACCCTCTCCGCCCGGTATGTCGTGATCGTCCGCCGCGCCTCCGCGTCGCTGGCGCCGTCGGACAAGTTGCTGGGATATGTTGATCTGACCCTGGGCGGCAACGCCTCCGCCACCGCCTCGACGTTCCAGGTCAATTGGAACAACGCCAGCACCCCGTCATCCGCGAACGCCGTTTTCACCGTCGTTCACAATCCGTAGCCGCGCATGGCCGCGCAACTACTCCCCCCAGGCGCGCTGTTCACCGCTGGCAATCAGATCGTCGACGGCAACGGCAACCCGGTCCGCATCGCCAGCCTGGGATGGTCCGGCGCCAATTCGCGCTTTGCCGTGCCCGATGGGCTGGACGCCGCCCCGTACCAGACGCTGATTAATCAGGTCAAAGCGATCGGCTTCAACTGCCTGCGCATTGATATCTGCGACATGAGCATCATCAACGATGACTCGCCGGCCGTCGGGATGGTGAACGGCGCGCTCAACCCCGCAATGGTCGGACTGACCTGTCTGGGCGTGCTGGATCTGATCGTCGACTATTGCGACACCATCGGCATGCGGCTGATTCTGGACAGCCACACCAACGAGGGCAGCAACGCCATCAACTTCGGTGCCAATCAGCCGAACGGGCTGTGGTACGACCTCGACGGGGCATCCGACGGCACCGACGAAGGCGGCAACACCGGGAACGTCACCGACGCCGGGTTTCTCGCCATGTGGCAGACTATCGCCACGCACTATCAATACAGCCCGTCGATCCTCGGCTACGACCTCAGAAACGAGCCGAATGTCGGCGGCTCAACCGGGGCGACCGGATCGACCTGGGGCGATGGTTCCAACCAGGACCTCCGCGCGATGTATCAGCGGGTGGGCAACGCGATCCTGGCGATCGACCCGCGCCCGCTGATCATCTGCGAGGGGCCGCAGCATTACGGTGCGACGTTCGCAACCGGCGTGATCGGCGGCATCAACTACGGCACCGGCAATACATTTGACGGCAACAGCGGCGATCTGACCGGTGTCCTGACGCAGCCGGTTGTGCTGACCACGCCCAACAAGGTGGTGTATTCGGTACATGAATATCCGTTCGAGACATCCGGCAATCTGATTGATCAAGGCGGCCAGCGGAAGATCAACGCGATGACCGCGGTGTGGGGCTGGGTTGTCAAAAACAACATCGCCCCGGTGTTCATTGGCGAGATGGGGTCATTCTTCAACGGCAGCGCGGCGCAGATTGCCCAGTCGACCACCTGGGCCAACATGATGACCGCCTATTGCAACGGCACCGCCGCGGGCGGCCCGGTGTTCAGCGGCGCCCAGCAGGGCATCCACACCGACTGGTGGGTGTTGTCGGTCGATCAGTCCCCTGGCTCGGTGCCTGATTTTGGCATTTTGACGGCCTGGACCGGCGGCAGCGCCCGCACCAATCAGCTCACCTTTTACAATCAGCTGTTCTACACCGGCAGTCTCGGCGCGCCGTCGGGCGCCGGCCCTGTGGTGCCCTCGCCGAACGGCACCAGCGTCACCACCGTCGGCCCGGCGATCACCGATGCCAACGGCAATCTGTGGACCATCACCAGTGGCGCCCAGGTCGCCGTCAACGGCGTCACCGATTCGACCACCGCGAGCGTCGTCCAATTGGCCTATATTTCCGGGCTCGTCTGGAAGCGGACCGCGCTGCTCTGGCAGTCCAAATCCACCCCGACCGATACGTGGCTGCCGGTTGGCGGCAGCGCCACCACCCCGTTCGGCGCCGCGCCGGTGCCCTCGCCGAATGGCACCATTGTCACCACCGTCGGCCCGGCGATCACCGATGCCAACGGCAATCTGTGGACCATCACCAGTGGCGCCCAGGTCGCCGTCAACGGCGTCACCGATTCGACCACCGCGAGCATCGTCCAATTGGCGCTGGTCGGCGCGGTGCTGTGGTCGAAGACCGCCGGTGCGCTGTGGCAGTCGAAGACGACCCCCGGAACGGTGTGGGCGCCGGTCGGTGGCACCAGCGTCAGCCCGCTGGGCACGGGCAGCGGGCTTGGCCCGACAGCGACCACCTGGAACATCCACAATGGCATCGCCCTGTGGATACCCTCCAGCAGCGTCCTGATGGGGGCACGGCGCGCCAATAACGGCGTCGCCTACCAGTGCGTCAGATCCGGCACCACCGCCACCAGCGGCGGCCCGGCCGGCACCGGCGGCGCCATTGTCGATGGCACGGCATGGTGGCGGTTCTTGTCGACGGTGGACTTCACCGACCGGTCCGGCGCCTTCGCCGCGCTGCCCGCCACCTTCACCAACAATCTGACCCTGCAGTTCTGGAACAACGCCAGCCAGACCACCCAGGCGGCGGTGCCGTTTTTCGGACTGACCGGGCTGACCATGGGCGCCTTCAGCCTGACCGTGACCGCCGCCCCATCGGACAGCATCCGCACCTTTCTCAACAGCCAGTCGCAGCCGCTGGCGGCGTCCTCCGCTGGCGGCGTTGCCTTTCTGCAGCCGCTGGCCGCGGTCGGCGCGGCGATCAACTACGCCACCGTCGCCACCGGCCCGGTGACCTTCGATGGGGTACAATTCATCGACCCCTGCGCCACCAGCGGCAGCACGATCCTAAGCCTGACCACCGGCGCAGCCGGGGTGACCTTTCGCAACTGTATTTTTGACGGGACCAGCCAAGCCGGCGGCGCCGCCATGGTCGATGTCGCCGCGACCGCCGGCACGATCCTGTTCACCAATTGCCTGTTCATCGACCGGCAGGTTGCGGCCGGTGCGGTGCCGACCGTGCAGCTCGCCGTCACTTCAGGCACCGTCGTTTTCATCAACTGCACCTTCATCGCCGTCAACGCCGTCACCACCGGTGCGATCGACAACGCGACCGCCAACACAACAACCGTGCAGAATTGCGGGTTTTTCGGCTATGGAACAGCCGGCTATCTGGGCTGCACATTCACCAACAGCGCGACTTCGGCGGCGAATTTTGGCTCGGGCACGAATGTCAGCGCCAACCTGTTCAACGTCGTCGCCGCCAGTCAGTTCATCAATCCGGCGACCGATTTCCGCCTGACCGCGCTGTCCACCCTGATCGGCGCCGGTGCGGTTGCGCTCACCAATTTGCCGGCAGCCGACGATATTTCCGGCCTGCCGCGCAATCAGGGCGCAAACTGGGATATCGGTTGCTGGGAGCAACAATCGTACTGCACGGCGGAGATCCGCACTCCGCCGAATAAATTTTGGTAGGAACCCGCTATGCAAGACCAAATTGGCACCTGGGCGATACGGACCCCAACCGGCGGCATCACCACCGTTGCCGGCACGCCGGTCACTGCGCTGCAATACACCGCGTCATCGTCCAACACGGCCGAAGTGCTCTACATCAGTATTTCGCAGTCGGGCAGCACGACATCAGCGATGGATCAGGTCCGCCTCGTGCGCAAGACGGTGGCGGCGACAGTGACCACCGGCGCGGTCGGCACCAACATTTTCGACGCCACCGGCAACACCACCGGCGGCGCCAGCACGTTTCGCGGCACGCTCGGCACGGCGGCAACCGGCGTGGTCGCCACCGCCGAAGGCACCGACGGTGACGAAGATTTCCGTTTCAACTTCAATACGCTCGCCGGGTATGAAAAGGACTGGCAGCCGAACGCGCGGATCTGGGTGCCGATCAGCGGGATCATCGCCGTCAAGATCAAGGCGGTCGTCGCCCTGGTCTATGACGTGACGATGGTCATTCGCGAGATGAAGTAAGTCTAGCCGGTGGCACAATTCGCCCCGCCACCACCGCCGCTACCGAGATCGCGGCGGCTTCAGCCTCAGTTAATCCCTGGCGGCGTCGTCGCCGGGTCGTTCACCGTCGGGGTTGGCGCCGGGATTGTCTCGGTCGTCGGCACCGGCGTCAGCCTGACGACCGGCCAGACCCTCGCTCCTGGCGTTGGTGAGATCAGTGTCCTCGGCCAGCCCGTCGCGCTGTCGCTCGGCGCGGTCGCTGGATTCAACGTCGGCACCGGCGCGATCTCGTTCTTTGGCAATACCGTCGGCCTTGTCACCCAGGTCGCCCCGACGCCGGTGGTCACCCCCACCCTGGCGCCATTCAACCCCGCGCTGGCCGAACTCTCCCTGGATATCTGGGAGCGGGTGGGGGTGCAGGCCGGCGCGCTGACGACGACGCATATCAATTCCCTCCGCCGCAGTATGAATTTGGTGCTGGCACGGTGGGCGAACCGCGGCATCAATCTGTGGCGGGTTGGTCAGGTGACGGTTCCACTCGTCGCCGGTGTCTCGACGTACGCGCTCGACACCAGCGTCATCGACATGCTGGATACTTACGTGCGAACGACATTTGCCGGGACGAACACCGACATCATCATGACGCCGATGAGCCGCAACACCTATGCCGCGCTGCCCAATAAGGCGCAGGCCGGCCGGCCGATTCTGTACTGGTTCAACCGCCTGATTACCCCGTCGGTGACGGTCTGGCCGGTGCCCGACACCACCGCCTACAGCATGCCGTTCTTCGCCTTCACCCAGATCGCCGACATGGATATTGCCAGCGGCAACCTGCCGAACCTGCCCTATCGCTTCCTGGAAGCGTTCACCGCCGCCGCGGCTGCCCACTTGGCCCAAAAATGGGCGCCCGCCCAGCGCGCGATGGCGCTGGATGGCTATGCCAAAGAGTGCTGGGAAGAAGCCTCGGACGAAGACCGCGAGCATGTCACGCTGACAATGGGACCGGACTTTTCGGCATACTTCTCATGATTGCGCATTCTCCCCGCGCACCGATCAATATGTTCAAGCCGGAACCCACAGGCTTCTGTGACCGGTGCAACTTCCTCTATCCGCTGGCGGCGCTGACCGAACAACGTGCCTGGGCCGGACCAACCACGGTGGGCCTGGGCATTCGCGTCTGCCCGCGCTGTTTGGATCAACTGCAGCAGAACGGCCTGAGAACCATTGTCATTACCCCCGATCCGCGGCCGCTGCAGAACCCGCGGCCGGGCTACACCGCCGCGCAGATGGGGCCGGTGCCGGTGCAATTCGTGCTTGATGACGACGACGCCGGCCGGCTGGATGAAGGGAATATCGTGTAATGGCCGGCTATCCCTGGAGTTTCGACGCGCCGTTGACCTCTTCCGATCTCAACGCGGCGTTGGGGCTGGCGATCAACACCGCCAATGCCGCCTCGATCTCGGCGCTGAATGCCACCAGCCTTGCCGCCGGTGCCACCGCGACTGTGGCGGCTCTGCAGACGCAAATGGGGGCGATGGCGATCACGCTGAACTGGCCGGCTGGCCTGTCGGTCACCGCCGGCACGTACGTCCTGACCGGTGCCGCGCCCTATGGCTTCACCGCGACCTCGGTGACCGCCTCGATCGGCAGCGCCGGGGGCAGCATCACGGCGAACTTTCGCAACGCCGGGCTTTCCATGGGCAACCTCGGCACCCTGGTGGTGACCGCTGCGGCAAAGACCACCACCCCGGCATCCGGCAACAATCTGACCGTTTCCCCCAACGCCACGGTCGATGTGCTAGTAACGATCACTGGCACGCCTGCGGATGCGTTTCTGACCCTCAACGGCACACGAACTTAGGAGACTTCCCATGGCTGTCTATTCCGCTTCCAACGCGCTCGCCGGCACGGCCCAGGCGCTGACCACAACGTACAAGACCCTGACCGCCCTGACCGCGCAGACCACCGGCCTGACCCGTGCGCTGGTGCAGGAATTCGATGTCGGCACGCTCGGCACGCCGGCTGACAACGTGGTGCAGTATGATGTCTGCCGCTGCACCACGATCGGCACTGGCACCAACGGCACGCCGTCCCCGCTGGACACCACCCTGCGCGCCGCGGCGACGGTCGCCACACTGAATTGCACCGCCGAACCGACCGCTGGCGTGTCGGTGTTCAACCTCGGTCTGAACCAGCGCGCCAGTTTTCGCTGGGTGGCGGCGCCGGGGTCCGAGCTGGTGATCCCAGCGGTCAACCTCGCCGGGTTCTCGATCCGCGCGCTGTCCACCGCCTACACCGGCACCGCCTCGGGTGCGGCCGTGTTCATCGAGTAATGGGGCGCCGGCCATGCGCAATCCTGGCGGCTACCTGCTGATTTGCGAAGACGGCAACACGCGCGAACACGACTCCTTTGTGTGCCGTCACTGCCAGCATGTCACGATCGTCAAAGCCAAACAGCGGGCGGAAGACCTCGGTGGCCTGTGCAAAGTGTGCATGGGACTGATCTGTTCGTCCTGCGTCGGGCTGGCGTGCAAGACGATAGAAGAACGTCTGCTGGAGGCAGAGGCGAGCTATGAGGCGCGCCGGTCGTACGGCTTCTAGCCGGTGACCGTCGTCTTTCTCACCACCGCCTCGACCAGTCCGTGGACTGTGCCGACCGGGGTAACGTCTGTTCAGGTCGAAACGATCGGCGGTGGTGGCGGGGGGTCGAATTATCCCAACGGCGGCGGTGCTGGCGGGTATTCCAAAAAAAACGCATTGACAACGACGCCGGGCGGCACGCTGGCCTTTCAAGTTGGCACCGGCGGCGCGGGATCGCCGCAGTCCGGCACGTTCAGCGTCGCCGGCACCGGCGGCGATACGTGGTTTTCGAGCACTGCCGTCGTGCTGGCAAAAGGCGGGACGGGCGGCATCACGTCATCCGCGATCTCGCCGGGCGGCGCGGCGGCGTCGGGGGTCGGTGATCTGAAATACTCGGGCGGTGCGGCCCCGGCCGCGTTAGCCAACGGCGTCGGCGGCGGTGGCGCGGCAGGGCCGCTCGGTGTCGGCGGGGCCGGTGGGGCAGGCACGGGGGGTGGCGGTGGTGGTGGCGGCGGTAATGGTGGTGGTTCTGCCGGCACCGGGACATCAGGCAATGCTGGCGGAAACGGCGGCAACAATTTTGGCGGCACCGGCGGGTCGATAACTTCGGGCACCGCCGGCACCAATGGCGGCGGTGGCGCAGGTGGCACCAGCGGCGGCATTGCCGCTGGTGCCACGGGCGGCGCGGGGACTGAATTTGATGCGACACACGGCTCGGGCGGTGGTGGTGGCGGCGGTTCTGGCGCGGCGACTACGCCCGGCGGCAATGGCGCGTTGTATGGCGGCGGTGGCGGCGCCGGTGGCTATGACGGCGCTACCGGTTACAAGGGCGGTGACGGCGCGGACGGATTGATCGTTCTCACCTATACGGCGGGGGCAGTCACAACGTCCGTCGATATGTGGGGCCAGCCGCCCAGCCAACCCTGGCGCGTTCCTGCTGAAGTGATTCCCTACTGATGGCGTGGATGCTCTATCCGCAGCTGTTTGAGCCGGTCTTTACGCCGCCCCTGCTGGCAGACAGATGGCACCAGCCGGCCAGTCTGCCGACCCAACGCCGACCGCCCCGCCCCGCCATGCTGCCGGCACTGGCATGGTCGGGCTTTACCCCGTCGTCGGTGGTTGAGACTGTCACCATCGACAAATGGTTCCAGCCGGCGAGTCAGCCGACTGCGGCAAAGCGGGGACTGACCAGGGCGATAGACGCCTCCGACGGCGCGGCGGCGCCGGCCGGCCCGCCCGCGGCGGCGGAAACCGTCACCATCGACAAATGGCAGCAACCGGTCAGTCAACCGACCTATCGCCGCGGCCCACCGGCGGCGGTGGTGGCGTCCGCCGGGCGCAGCGCCTCCCCGGCTCCGGTGGTGGTCTCCGCGCCGAAGGTCGCCAACGTCCACTACAATCTGACCGCCTGGACGGGCAGCACGGCTTATGCCGTGGGCGCCCGCGTGTCGTCGGGCGGTCAGGCGTGGCAGGTCATCAAGTCGGTCGGGGGCGGCACGTCGGGCGTTGGCCCGGCGCCCAATGGCGTCGGCGGTCCATTCCCTGACGGGCTGCTGATCTGGGCGTGGCTGTCCACCATCGACTACACCAGCCTCGACGACTGGAATGCGGACACCACCAATTACCCGCTGGCGATGGTCCAGCCTTACGTCGTCCAGCTGTGGAACAACACGTCGATCCCGGCCGGCACGACCCCGACGATCAGCGTCAGCGGTGCCTTCAGTCTCAGCGCTTTCATCACCAGCACCACCAACACGATCACCATCAAGGCCGCGCCCGGCGAGTCGTTCCGCGACACGCTGGCGAATCAGCACGTCCCGCTCGCCTTCAATCCGGCCAACGGCGTGTCTTTCAGTATGCCGGCGACCGGCACGCTGTCGGACAACTGGTTCAACTTCACATCTGACAACGTAATCATCGACGGCCTGCAGTTTCGCAATCCGAACGCGGCCGACATCTCGACGGTCATTAACTTCGGCGGCAACGCCAGCCGGCTGCAAAACTGCATCGTCGACGGCTACGGGCAAGCCAGCGGCGCTTGGCTGGTCGGTGGCAGTAGCGTCACCGGCGGTCTGACGATCGACAACTGCCTGATCGTCGACCGCGAAACCAACAACCTCGGCGGCACCCTGGCGGTCGGGTACGCCAGCCTCACGGTTGTCAACTGCACGATCGTCGCCGTGGCTGCGACCACTGGTGTCAGTGCGGTTTTCAATACGTCTGCCGGCAGCACGACGACGGCGAAGAACTGCATCATCGTCAACTACGACGCGGCGAGCAGCGTCAACACGGCGGGCACCGCCAACGTCGATCACTCGCTGTTTTCGACCACCTCGCTGACCACCTCGGGCGTCACCACCGGCAGCGGCTGCGTGTTCAGCCAGTCCGCAGCGGCGACCTTCACCGCGCCCTATACCGACTTCAGGCTGTTGACCGGCTCGGCCGCGATCAATGCCGGCGCGACCGACACCACCGACATCCCGACATCTGACGACATCGCCAGAACGATCCGCCCGGTCGGCGCGGCCTGGGACATCGGTGCCTGGGAGAATTTCCCAACCCCGACTCCGCCCGCCTACACGCCCGCCCCGTCGCAGCCGACCTATCGCACCGGATTGTCCGCCGCGGTGCGGGCGGCGACCGGCCCAATCCCCAGCCCGTTCCCGCTGGGCATCGTCCTCGAAACCGTCACCATCGACAAATGGTTCCAGCCGGCGAGCCAGCCGACTGCGGCAAGGCGGGGGCTGACCAGGGCGATAGACGCCTCCGACGGCGCGGCGGCGCCGGCCGCCCCGGTCGCTCTCACGACCTGGGACCCGGCATTCAAGGCCGCCACCCTCACGCTGTCGAACGGCAACCTCACCGTCACGGCGTCGGCGGGGTCGGCCTTCCAGCTTGTCCGATCAACGACCACGCAAAGCGCCGGCAAGGTTTACTGGGAAGTAACTGTTGGGACGATCACGCCCGACCTTGCCTTTGGATTTGGCAATGCGTCGGTTACAACCTCGTCTATCCTTGGCCAGGACGTAAATAGCGTCGCCTTTGTGCCGGGCGCTTCCGGGCCGCAACAGACGCAACTGAACGGCGTCAACCTCAACACCGGATCGACCGCGAGTACGAGCGGCGAGGTCGTATCGATCGCCCTGAATATCACCAACAAGCTGGTGTGGATTTCCGACTCGGTGATGCGGGCGGCGGGCAACCCCTGGAATAACAGCCCGACCGCCAACCCCTCGACCAACACCGGCGGGCAGGCGCTGACGGTGCTTGCGGCTGGGCCGTATTACGCGATGTTTATGGCGTTCCAGCTCAACAGCGCCGTCACCGCCAACTTCGGCTCCGCGGCGTTCAGCCAGCCGGTTCCGGTCGGCTTCGCCGCCTGGGATAGTCCGGCGCAGGCGGAAACCGTCACCGTCGACAAATGGCACCAGCCGGCCAGCCAGCCGACCCCGCGGCTGCCGAACCGCGCCGCCATGCTGCCGGCACTGGCATGGTCCGGGTTCACCCCGCCGTTCGTGCCGGAAACCATCACGGCCGACAAATGGCAGCAACCGGCCAGTCAACCGACCTATCGCCGCGGCCAGCTGGCCGCGCTGCAGGCAACGCTCGGCGCCTCGCCGATCCTGGTGCCGCCTGCGGAAACCATCACGGCCGACAAATGGCAGCAACCGGCCAGTCAACCGGTGCCGCGTCGGAGGCTGCCTGCCGCCGTCACCGCCGCCGCCGGGCCGACATTCGCCCCGGCGGCGCTGCCAAATTCTCTCACGACCTGGAACCCGGCATTCAAGGCTGCCACCCTCTCGCTGTCGAACGGCAACCTCACCGTCACGGCGTCGGCGGGGTCGGCCTTCCAGCTTGTCCGATCAACGACCACGCAAAGCGCCGGCAAGGTTTACTGGGAAGTAACTGTTGGGACGATCACCCCCGACCTTGCCTTTGGATTTGGCAATGCGTCCGTTACAACCTCGTCTATCCTTGGCCAGGACGTAAATAGCGTCGCCTTTGTGCCGGGCGCTTCCGGGCCGCAACAGACGCAACTGAACGGCGTCAACCTCAACACCGGATCGACCGCGAGTACGAGCG